CCACATTGGATTTAACAAGTGCAGCAGCAGCACAATATTCCTTAATAATTAATGGTGCACAATTTACGCTATCAGGATCTACTGTTCAAGATGTTTATAATAGAGTATCAGCTTCTATTCTAGCTAGTACAACAGCTAACTCGTCTGCATCCTTTAGTAGTCCTAATATGATCCTTAATTCTAAAACAGCCGGATCTATAGGAAATTCTTATTACTATATTTCTGGATCAAATACTGTTTTTTATTCTGGTGGAGCTAATATCGTTTCTTTTGTATTAGAAACACTTTCTGTTGGTAATTTAATGAACAACACAGGTGGAATTTCTGTTGATGGATCTTTACCATCAGGATCTTCTGCTAATGTTCGTTTTGAAGTAACCGGAGTTGATTCTGGTTCAGGTGTGTTTAGTTTAATTATTCGCCGTGGTGATGACTACAATAATAGTAAAACTATTCTTGAAACTTGGAATAATCTTTCATTAGATCCAAATCAAAATAATTATATTGCATACGTAATTGGTGATCAAACTTTAAGTGTTCGTACAGATTCAACTGGAGACTACTATTTACAAACTACAGGATCTTATCAAAATAAGAGCCGTTATGTAAGAGTTAAGTCTGTTAACCTTCCTACTCCTGGATACTTTGATCAAACTGGTGTTGCTCAAAATCAATATACATCTTCACTTCCTCAATTAGGATCTGGATCTGCTCAAGGTGCTTTTGGTAGTGCTAGTGGAGCAATCTTTGGTTCTTTTGGTAAAGCTGCAGTAAATTTCTTTGAATCAATACCAGCTGCAAATTCAGTAGTTGCAACTCCAACAACCAATATTCAAGGTATACATCCAGCCGATTACGCTGTAGCTATTAACCTTCTTGGTAATCAAGATGCATATGACTTTAATGTTATTTATGCTCCAGGTTTGAATAGCACAAATGCATCTTCTACAATAAATAGTATTTTAAACCTTGCTCAAGATAGAGGAGACGCTATAGCTGTAGTAGACATGGTAACTTATGGCCAACAAATAAACACAGTAATTGGTCAAGCAGTTTCTTATGATAACTCTTACGGAGCAACTTATTGGCCGTGGGTACAAATTAGAAGCCGCGAGACTGGTAAAATAAACTTCGTTCCTGCTTCTACACTAGTACCAGCAGTTTACGAATATAACGATAAAGTATCTGCTGAGTGGTTTGCACCCGCAGGTCTTAACAGAGGCGCTCTATCTACAGTACTTCAACCAGAAAGAAAATTAACTGTTAACGATAGGAATTTACTTTATCAAGGTAAAGTTAACCCAATCGCTACATTCCCTGGAGTTGGCACAGTAATATACGGTCAAAAGACTCTTCAACAAAAACCATCTGCTCTTGATAGAGTAAATGTAAGAAGATTGTTGATTGCTCTTAAAGATTATATAGGTCAAATCGGTGAAACCATCGTATTCGAACCAAATACTCAGGTAACAAGAAACAAATTCTTAAATCAAGTTAATCCATACTTAGAATCAGTACAACAAAGACAAGGTCTTTATGCATTCCAAGTAGTAATGGACGAGACTAATAACACACCAGACGTGGTAGATCGTAACCAATTGGTTGGTACAATATACTTACAGCCTACAAAGACTGCGGAATTCATACAACTTGACTTCAACATTCTTCCAACTGGCACAACATTTGGTCAATAAAATAAAACAAACTTAGGATGAACGATAATACAATTTTAAGAATTAAAGTACCTGCTAACTTATACGAGAGTGTAAAAAAGCAATTGACATTGACTGAAGCCAAAAAAGGTGGTAAAACCTATGGTGACTGGACAGTTGTGAAAGAAAAAAAACTTCCTAAAGACGGAATGAAAAAAGTAGAAGAAATGAAAGATGATAAAAAGAAAGGTCATTCTTTAGAAGAACTTAAAGCTGCACATAAAAAGCTTTCTAGTAAGATTCAAGAAATGGAGAATGCTCCTAAAGTAGAAGAAAAAGAAAAAGTAGAAGAATCAGAAGTATTAGACATGGTGATGAAATCCATAGGTCCAGCAATAGATATTGCAAAAGATAACGCTGGTTTTCTTGCAACTGTTGGAGGAATTACTGGCATTGCTAAAATGATTGCTGATAAAATTAAACAAGATCCTGAAGCTAGAAAATCTCTTGATCAAAAAACAGGTTCTGGATCTACAGATACTCGTTTTTTTGAAGAGAAGAAAAAAGAAGAAGATAAATAAATTCGTTGTCGAATATTTATAAGTAGAATAAAACTTAACATACAATGCCAGTATTGGATCCTAATGAAATAATGTTCACCGCGTTTGAACCTACAGTATCAAACAGATTTGTGATGTACATTGATGGTATTCCTTCTTATATGATTAAGAAGGCAGACGCACCAGGTGTAACTTTAAATGAGATCAAACTCGACCATATCAACGTTTATCGTAAGATAAAAGGTAAAGCTGAATGGAGAGATATGAGCTTAGCACTCTATAACCCTGTATCTCCTTCAGGCCAACAAGCTGTAATGGAGTGGGTACGTCTACACCATGAATCAGTAACTGGTCGTGATGGTTATTCTGACTTTTATAAGAAAGATCTTAACTTGTCTATCTTAGGTCCAGTAGGTGATATTGTAAGTGAGTGGATTATTAAAGGTGCTTTCATTAAAGAAGCTACTTTTGGAAACTATGACTGGTCAACATCTGATCCAACTGAATTGACTTTGTCAATAGGAATGGATTATTGCGTACTTAACTACTAGAATAATTATATACTTAAAAGAAAGGCCTCTATTACTAGAGGCTTTTTTTATTTTATAAAATTAATTATTCTTATATTTATAAATAAATACGTTTTATGTCTGAACAAAAGTTTACAGTACCAACAGAATTAATTGACCTACCTTCTAAAGGTCTTTTATACCCAAAAGAAAATGCGCTATCATCTGGCCAAGTAGAGATGAAATATATGACGGCTAAAGAGGAAGACATCCTCACAAACGTTAACCTGTTGCGCCAGGGCCTCGCCATTGAGAAGATGCTCAAGAGTCTAATAAAATCACCAATTAATTATGAAGACCTAACCTTGGGTGACAGGAATGGCTTACTGATCGCGGCTAGAATCTTATCTTATGGTAAAGACTATTCTTTTATGTATAAAAACCCAAATACGGGTGAAGAAGAAAAAGTAGTTGCAGACCTACAAAATTTAGAGTATAAACAACCAGATTGGTCTTTATTTAGTAATAAAAATGAGTTTGAATTTAAACTTCCTAAATCAGGAAATACAGTAACCTTTAAACTACTAACTGTAGTTGACGATAAAAAAATAGATGATGAAATAAAAGGTGTTAAAAAGAACCTAGGTCTAGAAGCCGGAGGTATTTCAACTAGATTAAAGCACCAGATTGTAGCTATTAATGGAGACTATTCAGTTAAATCAGTTAGAGATTTTATTGATGATGGACACCTTTTAGCCATGGATTCTATCGAACTTCGAAAATACATAGCTTCTATAACTCCGGATGTCATAATGAAAATAGATGTCTCCCTATCTGATGGAGAGATTGTAAAAGTAGATCTGCCTATGAGCGCAGAATTTTTTTTTCCCGGGAGCGGACTATAGGTCCGCATTCATGACAGAGGTATTTGAGCTCACCTATCACGGAGGTGGGGGCTTTACCTATTCTGAGGTTTGGAATATGGACGTTTCAAAAAGACGTTTTAATCTTAAAAAGATCAACGACTATCTAGAAAAAGTAGAAGAGATCAGAAATCAAGATCGTCAGCAAGTTACAAACAAGACTGACATGAGTAAATTCAAAATCCCGGATGTTGTAAAATCTAAATTAGAAGAACCTACATTTGTTTCTAAAGTAAAAAACAAAAAGTAAATATTTATTCGTAGGTAATACTAATAAATGGTACAAGATCAATTAGATATAGGAAAAGAATTAGAATCTTCAATAAGAGACTATAGAAAAGGTTTAGGAAATTCTAATCAAGAATTAAACAAATCTATAAATCTTTTATCTCAAATAAATGATTTAAGAGACTCGTCTATTGCAAAAGTTAAAGCTCTTAATAAAGAGTCTATTAATACTAAAGACATTCAAAAAGAGTTTCAAAAAGGTAAAGAAAAAGAAGCGTTAACTCAAATCAAATTAAATAGGCTTCAACAATCTATGTCTGATCTTCAAAAACAAGAATCAGAAGATTATGTAAAAAATTTAGGTATTAGAGCAACAAAAGAAGATGAGATAAGAAGAGCCAGGTTGCAAGGAAATACAGCATTATATGATAGTTTAAGTGCCGAATTACGAATTTTAGAAACTAAGATCAGAAAAAATGAACAAGATTTTAATATAGATCAAATGCGTTATGCCGCAGCTTTACAATCAAATAAAGTAGCTGCAGAAAATGTAAATTTTTTAAAAGAGGAATTAGAATTAGAAAAAGAGATTAAATCAGAAGTAGGATTTACAGGATTGGCTTTAGGAAAAATATCTCAAACATTAGGATTTGGTACTAAGGCGTATGAAAAAATGGTTGAAAAAGCTAGGGATCTCAAAGATGAAAATGAGAGTCTTACTTTTGGAAATAAATTTAAAGCTGTAACTTCAACAATAGGAGACGCTATTTCTGAAACATTTAAAGATCCTATTTTACTTACTGGTGCAGTAGTTGGGGCATATAAACTTGTTGAAAAAGGCCTTACAAAAGTTGGAGACGCTGCTGCTTCAGCTGGAAATTTCTTAGCAGGTATGACAGAGGATTCTTCTAATATAGTTAGAGGATTAACTTCTAATTTATCAAGTTTGGCTAGAAATATACCTTTAGTAGGTGGACTTATAGGCGGTTTAATAGACGGTTTTTCTGCTGTATTAGATCTAATAATTGGAGTTGATGATAAAATAATAAAAGCAGGTAGAGATTTAAATCTATCATCGTCAGAAGCAAGAGCTTTAAATAGAGAGTTTCAAAATATATCCTTTAACTCAGGTAATATTTTTACTAATTCGAAAAAACTTTTATTATCCCAAGTAGAGTTATCTAATGAATTAGGAGTAGTTAATAGACTTACTACAGAACAGCTTGAGACTAATATAATGTTGAAAGACATTGCTGGCTTAGAATTAGATACTAGAAAAGAAATAGTTGAGGCGTCTACTATTACAGGACAAAGTTCTAAAGATGTAGTTAAAAGTGTTTTAGCTCAAGTTGAAGGATTAAAAGATGCTACTGGAATTCAACTTCAAAATAAACAAATATTAAAAGAGGCTACTAGTCTAGGGGGTTATTTAGGTCTTCAATTTGCAAAATATCCAGCTAACTTAACTAAATCATTAGTTACTGTTAAAGCTATGGGTATGGAGTTAAAACAATTAGACTCTATAGCAGACTCATTTTTAGATTTTGAATCTTCTATATCAAAAGAGTTTGAAGCACAATTATTAACAGGTAAAGATATTAATCTAGCTAAAGCTCGTGAAGCATTTTTAAATAATGATTTAGCAACAGCAGCATCAGAAATAACAAAACAAGTAGGATCTGCTAATGACTTTTTAAAGCTTAATCGTATACAAGCAGAATCTTTAGCATCAGCATTTGGTATGAGTCGTGATCAAATGGGTGAAATGCTTAAAAGACAAGAGCTTCTTTCTTTATTAGGTGCTAAAGATACTGATAACGCACGAAAACAACTTCAATTAGGTTTACAAAGATATCAAACACAAAAAGAATTAACTGCTGCTATTGGTGAAGAAGCATATCAAAATTTAGTTAATGCTTCTACACAAGAAAAAATTGCTACTTTTATAGATAAAATAAAACAATCAATAGTTGACTTTGTAGAAAAAACTAAGCTTATTGAAAAAATAGAAGCTTTTGTAAATAAGTTATCTGATCCCACATATGTAAATGCAATATTAAAAAAAGTACAAGGGTTTTTTGCCGACGCTGTAGAGTTTATTGGTGAGGCTGCATATCAAATAGTTGATGCATTAGATTATATAGCATTAGGACAAATAGATAATGCGTTTATTAAAAGTTTAAGATCTGGTTCTAAAAATATAGCAGATCAAATAAGATCAGTTGGATCTGATTTTGAACCAGTTTCAGTAGGACCAAACGCCGCTAATTCTCAAGTTAAAAACTCTACATCAAATACTACAGCACCACCAGTAGATAATATGAGTATGGCAAAACCTACAAAAGAAACTATTTATATTAATGGTAATTTCTATGTTGTGGATAGTAAAAGAGAAAATGAATATAGAGTAGAAAGAGTTCCTAATCTTGATGGTAAAACAGGAAAATAATAAATTAATAAAATGCCACTAATAGATCTAAAAACTAATTTAAAGACCTTAAGGTTTGGTAATGATCAACCAGGATATGGTTCATCAGGCCTACCTTATATTCAAACGGCTATACCAGATCTAATTAATGCAACAGGAACATTTAATCCTATTTTTAGACCAGGTTCTACTGGTAACTTAGATTATCCTATTCGTGGTGGAGATATTAAATTTAATATAGGAACACAAACATTTACTTTATCTACTCAAATAGATAAAACAAGAATTAGAAAGTTCTTTGAAGATGCTCCTAGAGGTAAAGCTTTTATAGAAAAACAAATCGGCCTACAATTATCAAATCCTAAAGTAGAAACAGGAAATACATTGTATGGTTTCGGTCAATCAGCAACGCTTCCTGGACTTTTAGAAAATACTAGAATTTATAATAAAGGATTAAACACATTAGCACAAGTAGGGGCTTCTGGAACAGGCGCACATGCTATTAGACACGGTTTAATGCCTTTTAATCCTTTTCAAAAACATTACTACGATATAGTTAATGCACAAAACATAAACGATCAATCTGAAAATAACAGACTACTTATTTTGAATAATCTCAAAATGAGTAATAAT